ATCGAGTCAGCTGACCAGGAGATCCTTCTGATCAGCATTAAAGACTCTACAACGGGCAAGATCACAGTGTATGGTTCACGTCCCTTCATGAATACAGAGAAGGACGTGCAATACCTACAGTTCCAGACCGAGGAAGGTTTGTTGAAAGGATTCCTCCACGATTGGCAGGCAAACTGCCCTGACGTGATCACTGGATGGAACGTACAACTGTTCGATATGCCGTATATCATCCGCCGCATAGAGCGTATCCTTGGTGAGAAAGAAGCAAAGCTTCTCTCGCCTTGGAAGAACATCTATCCACGTAGGATCTTTATCAAGGGTAGAGAACAACTTGCTTATGACATCACTGGTGTAGCAACACTAGACTATCTTGAGTTGTATCGTAAGTTTACTTACACCAACCAAGAATCTTATCGTCTAGATCATATTGCATTCGTAGAACTAGGTCAGAAGAAACTTGACCACAGTGAGTATGATACTTTTAAAGAGTTCTATACTAAAGACTGGCAGAAGTTTGTAGAATATAACATCATTGACGTTCGCCTGGTTGACAGGTTGGATGACAAGATGAAACTGCTAGAACTAGCTGTCACCATGGCGTATGATGCCAAGGTAAATTTTGAGGATGTGTATTCACAGGTCCGTATGTGGGATAACATCATCTATGTGTATCTTGCACGTCAGAAGATTGCTATCCCACCTAAACGTAAATCACAAAAAGATGCGAAGTATGCTGGAGCGTATGTTAAAGAACCTATTCCAGGGATCTATGACTGGGTTGTCTCTTTTGACCTCAACTCCCTATACCCTCACCTCATTATGCAGTACAATCTCTCGCCAGAGACGCTGCTACCCACCCGTCACCCCAGTGCAAACGTCGAGAGACTACTTGCTAAAGAAATAGACACAAGCTCCTTGGAGGGGGTCACAGTGTGTCCTAACGGCACCTATTACGACACGACAAACCAGGGTTTCTTGCCCAAGCTGATGGAGAAGATCTATCAGGAACGAACCATCTACAAGAAAAAGATGCTCGCTGCCAAGCAGCAGTATGAGAAGACACCTACTGTCGCATTACAGAAAGAAATCTCTCGCTGTAACAACATTCAGATGGCAAGGAAGATCCAACTCAACTCTGCTTATGGTGCCATTGGTAACGAACACTTTCGATACTTTCGATTGGAGATTGCTGAAGCAATCACACTATCAGGTCAGTTGTCTATCCGATGGATTAGTGACAAGACCAATGCATACTTGAACAATATTCTGAAGACAAATGACATTGATTACGTTATTGCTTGCGACACCGATTCTATGTATCTTAACCTCGGTCCTTTGGTGCAGGAGGTATTCAAGGGACGAGAGGCAAATGATGAAGTCATTGTTGGGTTCCTTAACAAGGTGTGTGAGGTGGAATTTGAGAAGTTTATTGAAAGTTCTTACCAAGAACTCTCCACTTATGTTCGGGCATACGCGCAGAAGATGAAGATGAAGCGGGAGAACATCGCTTCCAAGGGCATCTGGACCGCCAAGAAACGATATATCCTCAACGTCTGGGACAGTGAGGGTGTTCGTTACAATGAACCAAAGATGAAGATCTGTGGTATGGAAACGGCACGTTCATCTACCCCTGCGTTCTTCCGAGACAAACTCAAGAAAGCTTACACCATCATTATTAATGGTGACAATGATGATGTGATTAAATTCATTGATGAAGTAAGAGAAGAGACAAAAAACCAAGAGTATCAGGACATTGCGTTCCCTCGTGGTTGTAATAATCTCTCCAAGTATCAGTCAAGAACTGATATCTATTCTAAAGGTACACCTATTCACGTTAGGGGTGCTCTGTTGTACAATTTTTACGTGAGAAAGTACAAGATTCAAAACAAACATGCGTTGATACAAGAGGGCGAGAAGATTAAGTTCTTATATTTGAGAACTCCCAATCCAATCATGGAGAATACTATCTCCTTTATGGGTAGAATACCCACAGAGTTCAATATCGAAAGATATATCGATCACAAGATGCAGTTTGAGAAATCATTCTATGAACCTCTCAAGAATGTGCTAAACTGTATTGGCTGGGACTCCGAGAAAACTATTTCACTACTATCATTTTTATAATTATGGACTTCTTATCTTCTATCCTCAAGGACACCAAGAATGAGTTTGCTTCTCGTGCATCTGATGGCATTGCTGCTGGTGACGTTGAAACTTTTGTTGATACTGGAAGTTATATCTTTAATGCCCTGGTTAGTGGCAGCATTTTTGGAGGTATTCCCTCCAATAAGATCACTGCTCTTGCAGGAGAATCGGGGACTGGAAAGACTTTCTTTTGCCTTTCTGTCGTTCGTAATTTCCTTGATCTTGATCCTGATGCTGGCGTCCTTTATTTTGAAACCGAGTCTGCCATTAGTAAGCAGATGATTGAGAGTCGTGGTATTGACTCCAAGCGTATGGTAATTTTCCCTGTCAATACAGTGGAGGAGTTCAGGACCCAGGCAGTCAGGATCATCGACAAATATATGGAAACTCCTAAAGAGGAACGCAAACCTCTCATGTTTGTGCTAGACTCTCTTGGTATGCTAGCCACCAACAAAGAAGTGCAAGACGCCACGGACGACAAGCAAGTTCGTGACATGACAAAATCACAATTGATTAAGTCTTGTTTCAGGATTCTTACATTGAAACTTGGCAAGGCTAACATACCTATGCTAGTTACTAATCACACCTATGATGTCATCGGTTCTTACGTCCCTACAAAAGAAATGGGAGGAGGTAGTGGTCTCAAATATTCCGCCTCTACAATCGTTTATCTCGGAAAGAAAAAGGAGAAAGATGGAACGACTCTCGTCGGAAACATTATCAAATGCGAGGCTAAAAAGTCTCGTCTGACAAGAGAAGGTTCCAAGATTGAAACAAGACTGTTCTTTGACGAGCGTGGACTTGAGAAATATTATGGGTTGCTTGAGCTTGGTGAGGCAGGAGGTTTGTGGAAGAATGTTGCTGGTCGATACGAAATGGATGGCAAGAAAGTCTATGCCAAACAGATTTTGAAAGACCCTGATCAGTATTTCACACCCGAAGTTCTTGCCAAACTAGATAAACAGGCGCAGAAGACATTCTTGTATGGAGCAGACGATGACGGAGAAGCTTGAACACTCTATATTAAGAAACCTGCTTTGTAATGAAGAATACTTTCGGAAGGTAGTCCCTTTTGTCAAAGGAGACTACTTTCAGGATCAAACGGAGCGAGTTTTATTTGAAGAGATTCAAGATTTTTCTAATAAGTATGACAAGTATCCGACCAAAGAAATCTTAATCATTAATCTAACTCAACGTAATGATCTTACTGAAGAAATTTACACGCAAACTGTATCGTATGTTAACTCGCTTGGTACAGAGTTTATTGAGACGAAGTGGTTGGTCGATGCGACGGAGAAATGGTGTCAGGAGAGGGCAGTATACAATGCCCTCCTCGAATCTATCAAAATCGCAGAGGGATCGGGTGAACAGGAAGTATCAAAGGATGCGATCCCAAGTATCCTACAACAGGCTCTCGCAGTATCGTTTGATGAACACATCGGACACGACTACGTTCAGAATGTAGACGAAAGATACGACTATTATCACCTTGAAGAGCACAAGATTCCCTTTGACATTGATAAGCTGAATCTAATCACCAAGGGTGGTATTCCTAACAAGACACTCAACGTTGCTCTTGCTGGAACTGGTGTTGGTAAGTCACTATTCATGTGTCATATGGCAGCAGCATGTCTTTCTATTGGATATAATGTCCTCTACATCACACTGGAGATGGCAGAAGAAAAGATTGCTGAACGTATTGATGCTAACCTCTTGAATGTTAACATCCAAGAGATTGGTGAGATGCCTGAAGCTATATTCAAAAGTAGAGTCAATGAAATTGGTAGGAAATCTCAAGGTAAATTGATTATCAAAGAGTATCCTACTGCTGCAGCACACTCTGGTCACTTTAAGTCATTGTTGAGTGATCTCTCACTTAAGAAAGACTTCAGACCTAACATAATCTTTGTTGATTATCTAAACATCTGTGCTTCATCACGATACAAAGGACACATTGTTAACTCTTATACCTATGTCAAAGCGATTGCGGAAGAGTTACGAGGTCTGGCGGTCGAACATGACCTACCTGTTGTCACTGCTACTCAAACTACTCGCAGTGGTTTTGGTAATAGTGATGTTGATCTTACAGATACTTCTGAATCTTTTGGTCTTCCCGCTACTGCCGATCTTATGCTTGCTCTCATATCTACTGAAGAGTTAGAGCAGTCGGGTCGTATCATGGTCAAGCAACTCAAGAACAGATACAACGATGCTGCTTATTACAGACGCTTCACTGTAGGCATTGACAGATCAAAAATGAAGCTGTATAATGTCGATGATTCTGAAGGTGATATCCTATCTTCTGATTCTCCTGAAGAGGAGACCATTGACCGCCTAGACGACATCTCTGACAGGCAATCTAGACTAGACAAATTTTCCCAATTCGTAATCTAAACATGACCATTCAATTTGAACGCTATGAAGAATTTGTGGCAGCAGTTACTTCAGAGTGCTCTACAAATTTTGTTGACTTTGCTGATCGTATTGGTGATCTGGATCGACAAGGTGCCAATATTGAGAGACTTCTTACTGCTGGGGTTGGAATTAATGCTGAAGGTGGTGAGTTCCTTGAGATCATTAAGAAAATGGTCTTCCAAGGAAAACCGTGGAACGAAGATAATCGTGAGCATCTTATCATTGAGTTGGGTGATATTATGTGGTACGTTGCTCAAGCTACAATGGCACTTGATATATCCTTCGATGAGGTAATTGATACTAATATCAATAAACTGAAGAAACGTTACCCTGGTGGTGAGTTTAGTGCTCATAGGTCAGAGGTTCGTGCAGCAGGCGATCGTTAAAATATTATAAAGAACCCTCCATTTGTGAGGGTTTCGTGATAATATAGATCTGTCAGCAACGAACTGCCAATGATCAACCTACATGAAAAATTTAATCACTACCTCCATACTAACAAGACACCTGATTGTGGAAATATTGACGATAGCTTGATTGGGTATGGTTGGCGTGATGATGGTAAAAAAATTGTAGGATACTATCTCTTAACCAAACGGCACAGACACCACTACACCTTGACTGATCAGTATGTTGGTAAAGAATCTAACTAACTTTTATACCTCCTCTAAATACTAGGGGAGGTATTTTTTATGGCAGAAAATATTAGTGCTGACGTTAACGAACTGCACTGTGCCTGGTATCTTAATGGTAAGTCTTGGACTGGTGGACTAGATTCTACCGACAAGGCAGTTTATGATGATCGCGTAGAAAAATTATCTAAAAAACCTGATGAACTGAAGGCTCGTATTGCTCAAGCAGAAGTCATGGCAGACAAGTTTGTGGAGTGGGCTGGTAAACATGGATATACTGGTGTAGATGAGGTATATTGGACTGCCAAATCGTCTTTTAACTATAGAAGTTTACCTGGTAAGTATAGTTCTTCTTATGTGTCGGAGAGTAAGAACAACCCTACTGATGTACTTGTCAAATTTAAATCTTCTACCAGGTATGCTGATCCATATCTAGGATTATCTGCTAAATCTTTGCTCAAAACACTGACTCAAGAGGCACCTGTTAAGAACCCAGGCATGGGCAAGATTGAAGAGTTTATCAAACAACCTGGAGTCTTTCAGAAACTGTTAGAACAAGGAGTTGCAGCTGCACATAAAGAGTCTAGTGTGCCTTATGCTGGTAAGTATTTGAATAAAGATGAAATTAAAAGACTACTTAAACCAACAAAGAACAATAAAAAGGGTGATCCTGATTGGTTGATAGTCAATCAAAAATATACTAAACAAATTCTTGGTGGATGTAGAGACATTTTGAAGGATGCATTCACCAAGATGGGTGACATTGATATCAAAATGTATATTTTGGATGAGTTGCTTGACACAGATAAGTTACCCAAGTATGTCAAGGTGACTGGTAGATCTGATAAAACTATAACAAACGTTCAGGCAACAGTTGATGACCCACTAGGCAATGCAAAGTTTGATGCACTGGTTAAAAAGAATAAACCACTTAAGTATGAGAACCTAGGTGGTGATGATGGTTATACTATTGGTGTTAAGGCAGGTGAAAAACAAATTGTCCAGATCAGATTTAAGTTCTCTGGTACACAACTAGCAACAGGACTAAAGATGAGTGTTGCTCCTTGGCCTGGTTCTATAGAGAAAGGGATTGAGTCAGACTGATGTCAAATATTAAACAGCTTAAGCACCTAGAGCATCTAGAAGATGAGATGTTGAACTATGGCACCGAGGGGTGTGAGGCAGCAGTATCTTTCTTGAAAGAACTCCGTAAAATGTTGGGTCATCAGGAGAGTGGTGGTTTCATGCAAACTAAATGGGATGGTGCTCCGTCTGTTATATGTGGTGTGCATCCAGAGCATGGGTACTTCTTTGTAGGAACCAAGTCGGTATTTAATAAGACTGAACCAAAGATCTGTGCATCAGAAGCAAAGATTGACATGCTGTATCAGGGAGACTTGGCAGAAAAACTAAAGTTCTCTTTGAGATACTTTAGTGAACTAGGTATCAAGGGTGTGGTGCAAGGAGACCTGTTATTTACCAGTGATCTAAAGACAGAGACAGTTGATGGAGAGAGACTGTATACATTCAGACCTAATACTATTACATATGGTATACCTGTAGATCATCCTATTGGAAAGGCAGCAAAGACTGCTAAAATAGGCGTAGTATTCCACACGCATTACACTGGTAATATTTTATCAGAGATGCAAGCAAGAGCTGGTGCTGATATTACTGGTTCTTCTGATGCATTGGTGATTAAAAATGACACACCAATGGATCGAGTTGGTTTTAGTCAAACAGAATTACAACGCTTTGATAGACATGTACAAAAGATCGAACGCATGTGCTCTATTGCTGGTAAGTTTCTTGACAATCTTGTCTCTAATATGGGTAACAAAGGTGATGCAAAGTTCCACATCTCCACCTTCATCAAACAGTTCTTCAATTCAGAAGTTAGAGCTGGGACTCAAATTACGAACGTGGACGAGACGATCTACTCACTGATAAACTTCTATGATGAGAAGATGCAGAAGGAGTTAGCAAAGATCAAGACAGTTGCTAACAGAACAAAGAAGTGTGCGCTGGTGTATGAGAGTCAGAACTATCTCCTAGATAATGTCTATAACTTTAAGACTATGATTGCTCTTTATAAAGAGATTCAAGATTTAAAACAAATGGTTATAGATAAACTGGACCACCTAGAAGAGTTCCGAACCTATGTCCAGACAGAGAATGGATATAAGGTGACGACACCTGAAGGATATGTTCTTCATAAAGATGGTAGTATGATTAAATTTGTTAATAGATTTGAGTTTGCATTCAATAACTTCACTCTACAAAAACAATGGCGTTAAATTGTAAGACCTGCTACTTTACGTTTGGCAGATTCCAACCACCTACTACTGGACACAAAGATAACTTTGATGGAGTGAAACGTGCAGCAGGACGACATGATTATCGCATTTATATTTCTCAATCCCACGACACTAAAGGAAAGAATCCCCTCTCACCTGATCGTAAACTATTCTACATGGAGAAGATGTTCCCAGAGCATAAGGGTAAGATCTTTTCGGGTCCTAAACAACCCGTGGAGATCCTACAGGAGCTTATGATGCATGGGTATAATGAGGCAGTGTTCCTTGTAGGTTCTGATAGAGTGAACGCCATGTCATTCCTCCATAAATATAACGGAACAGAATTTTCTTTCCGCAAGATTGAAATTAAATCTTCAGGTAGCAGAGATGCTGATGGAGATACCTTTGCTATTTCTGGAACGAAGATGAGACGTGCAGCATTTAAAGCCGACTTCAAAACATT